CAATTTCCTGTTGTGTATACGAGATTGTTCTCATAATAGAGATTGAGCTTAGATGTAGCTCCGGATACAGTCACTTCTGCTTCTACGTCTGAGCTCCATGCTCCAGCACCGTTTGCTGTAAGCGTGATGCAGTTTGCTGCCGAGCTGTTCTGTAGTGCCAACAATCCAACTGTTGCGCTAGCTCCAACAACGCGGGCAACATATGCCTGTGTGCCGCCCTCTTCAAAGAAGGTCTCGACTGTTGGGTGGAGGTATGAGTCTGAACGGTAGTCACCGAACATGGCCTCGAATTCTGCAATGCTCTGAACCAAAACTGCTTCATCGCTTGGACCTCTGTCGGCCAAACCAACGACGAATAACTGTGATGACTCACGGACCGTCGCTGTTGATGGACCGGTTCTTACTGAAGTTGATATAACTACGCCAGGCATAGGACCTTCCTATTACTTATCATTGAGGGTTGGATTCCCTTATGTGAGTCAATTGTACAGAGGCAAAGTGATTATTTTGTGCAACTATCACTACAACCTCAAACAAGTGGCTTTAATAAGAAAAACATTTATAAATCATACACCAGGGCCAGTAATTGTGACCCCATTATTTGTTCCAGTGAGGGTTATTCTGTTGTCTAGTGCTGGGTCATTCAAAGTTGGCATGGCAATACCAGCACCGACAGAAGAGGTGTCAAACTCTATTTCCTGAACCCGTGCATGGTCTTTTCTCATGACAACTTCGTCTATCTGAAGGGTGTATGAGACATAAGCTCCAGCCATGACTCTGTCTCCTTTGAGCAAAGTTATGTCGGAGAACTCTTCACGTATGGTCGATTCGTCAATCAATGCCCGGAAAGATGTTCGCGAATCATATGCCCTCAAACATGGGTAATCGAGAAGCGCAGAACGAACAACCGTTGTCATCCTGTCTCTCATCAGAGTGCACTCCTCTGAACCTTCGGTGCGAACCCATACATATGTTCGCATTGAGTAGCTAACCCTATACAGTGGGTCTCCGTTATCGAATCCAATTCGCTCTAATTCATTTGTTGTCAGAACAGTTGTGATAATTGAAGGCCATCTATCCAAGGCAAGTGGTTCATGAATTATGTACTGCTCTGGTTCTGGGAGTTGTTGATTATCTAAAGCCCATCCGTTTTGGTAGTCAACAAGTCTTGTTGGAATGTCAATTTGCAAATAGTCATTAACGTATTTCTTTGCGAAATGCGCACCATTCATTAAGCTAATCATGTCAACTTGCTTCCATCTTTGATGTACTTTCGCGCAAGTTTTCCAAGGTCTCTATCAAAATCGCGTGGTGTAAAAAGTATCGGTCTAGCCGGCATGTCTTCTGTTCCGTATTGATGGAACTTTGCAATTCTATTATTAACTGCAAGAGTTATTGATTGGTCACTTGATGAACCACCAACTACATCAAGATTCGTTGCGTCAAATAGCAATCCACCAGTTCTAACCATTAATGGGGTTGCCCAGTTTTTTGCCTTCCATGCTCCGTACTCTGGAGATAGTGGTGGCCACGCTCCACCAAGCATCGACCTTGCTGATACAGCACCTTGAGATAGAAAATTTTCTTTTGTTGCTTCTTCTAATGTTCTTTTTGCCCATCGAAGAACCGGGCCCATATCCCTGGTTCTGTCCTGCATGTCATCAAGACGCTCTTTTGCTTCGTCAGAGTCGACTTTGATTTTTGTTACTACTCGTATTCTTGCCACGCTTATATCCGAGTTCTTTTATATTTTCTCAACGTAGAGAGCTCTGCATCAAGAAATCCGGTTTCTATTGGAGCAACACCACGTGGGTTTAGGTCTTTAACGCCAACGACATCGTCATGCATATTTTGCATTTCTCTTGTTGCAGCACGAAGAATCATCAACTTGAAAACAGGGATGTTTGCTCCATCAAGACCTGCCGTGTAGGTGATTGTTACTAGGTCATCTGGGTAACCGTAGTAGTAGTCAATGCCGTAAGATCTTTTAATGTAGTGCTGTTCGTTTTGCAATATTCTTTCAGTCCCAAAAACTGGCTTTACTTTCACTTGGGTTATAGAGACTATTGGGGTGTTCTTTAGATATATGGCTGGGGGTGGAGATGCAAATGTCGTACTGTCAACCACATTGTCCACAAATGTATCTGTGTAGTTGTAGTCACTAACAGAAAGGAATGATGTCATCGGGACGCCATGATGCTGGGAGTCAAGCCTGTGCTCCTCTACGAACTGCTCTGGCTCTATAGGTCTGCGAAGGAATGCCTCTAATTCGCTCTGAAGACCGGCGAGTATCATCTCGCACGCGTCAATCTGGCGGTTTGTCAGGGATATATCCATATAGACCTTGAGGTCATTTACCGAAACAAGCGCCATGTCATCCTCTGGTCAAAAGTTATTGGGACTCTTTATAGTCCATAATTTTAACATTTTTTCCCTATTTTTAAGGTCAATGATTGATTGACCAACCATCTGGGTGCTGGTACTGTACAGGAATGGCCAAATCAAATAAAGCAGAAATTAAAGAAGACATCGTTAACATCCTCAATCATGTCACTGAAACTCTTTTTTACTTTTTTGAAGACACCGAGGAGGACCTTGATGACGACGATGAAGCCTTAGATGAATTCACTAACTTTGTTTGGATAATCGCCAACGTGGCCATGGCATCAACCGGAATGACTATTACTGGAAGAAACCCTGATGGAACTATTTGAGGACATGGTCTCTGTTGATGATGAGCCATCAGAGGTTGACCTTGGCGACTTCGACGGTCTATTTACTGGAGAGAATAAAGAGTAAATCTACTTCTTGCGTGTTGTAGGTCTCTTTTTACCAGCAGATTTAACAGTACTCTTCGTTTTCGATTGAGTCGTTTTTGCTCTTTTTGAAGATGCGGCCGCTCTGGGTGCTTTTACTATTTTTGGCCTAAGTGCTTGTGGTCTTATTTTTACACCACCGCCAGTCAGCAAGCCAACCGGTTTGTTGCGTTTTGCAATCTGCAATTTATCCAGACCTTCTTCGTTGGTTACTTTTTTCTTCCCTCCGCGCCCAGTTCGCACACCACCACGTTGTTTCATTCTGTTAAAAGCACGGTCTTTTGCATCCCTGTAAGCCTTTGGTGCAGTTGCACCAATGTATGAAGAGCCCATTCCGGCACGACGAGTGACTTTTTGTTCGCTTCTGTCTAGACTCTCTTTGGTGTCCCTTTTTATTTTCATTTTGCCAGTTCTTTTATTCTTGGCAACTTTGTATTTTTTTGAAGGCTTACCTTTTTTTGTGACACCATCGCGGGAGTATTGCTGCAGGGTATATAGGTCGCCGAATCTGCCAGCTTTCAAATCACGTTTTGTAACGCCAAAAATGTCGGTTGCCATTGCTGCAAAGCGGTCATATTTTGCTTTGTCGCGCTTATTCAGTGTTGCAGGCTTTACTTTTCTGCCTGCTTTTTTTGCAGCCTGAGCTTGACGCTTGAGCGCCTTTTCCTTGTTTTGGAGACCGACAATCCCCTTATAAATATATGCGGCGTCATCTGAAATATCTGGGCCGTAGCGTACACCTGGCATAAAACTCCTTGGTCATAAAAATATACCAGAGTTTATGTCCTCAACCAAGACACCATTTATTTAAGTTTTTATTTATCTGTCTGGATTCGGTGGTGATTCAAAAAATGGTTTTGATGAATCATCCTTGCCAGACGGTGCCTCAATTGGGACCCAAGCCCGAGCGTAATTGTGTTCTTTTATTTTCCTGACCTTGATAAGGCTACTGTCAAGCATTAATGATAATTCGTCAGACTTCATGCAAAGGATGTCGTCAAAGTCTTGATTTGTATATCTTCCTGACCTTTTCATCTCCCTGATTATCTTGGAAACTTTTGCAGCAACAATTACAGATTTTCCGCGATTCAGCTGTATGTGCATCATCATCGCTTCCATTTTGTCGCAGTCATGAAACACAACAGGAATAAGCTCCCCGTGAGCATCTGATATTTCCTCGATGTTCACGAATAAGTTGTATCTTTCCGAGCCGTCTATTATCTCTCCAGTCTGCCTACGCACATGTAGCGGCTGTATAAATCCATGCTGCATTAATGATGCTGATATCACGAGAAGTTCTGGCCTGAGTGTGTATGTTGATTTCCATTCTGGAACAGTCAAGGAGTTTGCTGTAACCCAATCAATTTTTATGTCTTTCATAAAATTGTTTCGCTTTCAAGTATTCTCACGGCATTGGCCTTTGTCTTTGGGCCAACTGGGGTTGGTGAATTTACGTCGATTTCGTTCAACATCAAGTTGCGTATCAACCAGCTAACCGGGTATCCGTATGGGTCCTGGAGATGTTTTTTCCTGAACTTAGCAACGTATACACGTGCTTCCATTTTTCTTCTTTCGCCAACAAGGTACTCTTCTATGAACTCAGATGCACCATCGAATCCACGCCCAGAATATCTTTGTATCAGACTTTCACTATCAAATTCTGGCCACCATCTTCTTTGTGCGTCTATGAATGGGAAGCACTCCCATAGCCTGTCATAAAACTCTGGCTCAGTGGCAATCACGTCACCTATTCTTCTTATTGCGGTTGCGTGCAAAGGGATACCAACTCTCGTGTTGCTTCCAGTTGAAACGGCAAGGTCGTAGTATTCACAATATTCTGCGTTGTGTTCTTCGATTATGAATTCAAATACGTCGTTAGTATTCCAGTCGTAGATGACTTTTGCGAACTTAAGAGGAATCCCAGCTTTTAGCTTGTATGGGGTGTTGATGTAGTTCTCGTGTAGTTTTTGAACTACCGAGCGATATCGAACCATTGACTCACTTGCCCTAACACCAGTAAGGAATGCGACATTCCCCTTTTTTCCCTGCATGGTGTAGTAGTCGGTTTGTTCCGGAAGTGAAGTCTCGTGAGAAAGACCAAAGTGAGTCGCATTGATTGCGAACTCTGGCATATCCCTAAGCCATCTTTGTTGCTCCCCGCGTTGTTGACTCCATAAGATTGTTGTCAATCTGTAGCCAAGAACCCATATTTCTGCCGGGTATGGGAGGCAGTACCACTCCATATCAACCCAGTCGTAATTGCGAACTTTTTCAACATATTCGACGACACTCGGACTGACCATTTCTTCATCTCTGAATATGACTTTTACTGGCCCAAGATTTCTTTCTTCATGCACTTCTTTTGCAAGGTATAGAACTGCAGTTGAGTCTTTCCCTCCAGAAAACTGCACGCAGACAGTATCAAACTGGTCGTAAACATGTCTTATTCTTTGACGTGCAGCATCCACGCAGGACATGTCCAGGAATAAGCGCTGCCTTGTCACGGTGTGTGCTCAGAAATAAATGAGATTAACTTTTCAGCAACAGTGTCACCCTCTAGGCCAGCATCAGAGCGAAGCCATTTTATAAACGTGTACCAATCTGCCTGCTGTTGTGTGTTGTCAAAAACAATTGTGTACTGAACAACTGCCTGCGGAGCAGAGCGAGGGGATACGGTCGTTGAGCCCCTGACAACTGCATCGTTTTGGTCAATACCAGGACGAATATTTATCTGCTGATTACCTTCTTTGTCTTTAGTGACTGATACTGCATTCATGTCTAGCGAAGTATCTTTTACTCTTACTTCTTTCACTTCATCATCTTCATACTCGTTATCGTCTTCTGATTTGCCAATAAGTACTGGTGGGACGTACGAGCCAGAACCAACAACCTGATATTCATCTCTTATCGCAGACTGCTCCAGTTCGGCTAGCTCAAATTCATCCCAACCCAAACCATCGATTAGTTCTGGATACTCTTCATGAATCTCCATAATGAATTCATTCAGCATCTCTGGCTCTGTGTATCCAAGCTCCATGGTTCTGTTGTCGGCTATTGCAAATGCAATTGCTTTCTTGTTGTCAACGTCATAACTAACTGCAGCTATCTTGTCCCAGCCGAGTAATTTGGCTGCCTCAAGCTGGTGGTTGCCTGCAATAACTGTTGCCGTTCCATCATCATTTGGTCGTATGACTATTGGTTTTATTTGTCCGAACTCTTGGTACGAGGCCACGATTGACTGGACATTTCCTTTTCGTGGGTTGCCTTCTAGTGGCATGAGGTTTTTTATGTCAACAGCAAGCTGCCTTAGTGATTCATGTATTTTGTCAGTCATTATTAGACCTGTGTCCTTACGTTTGCATTAAGTGTTCTCATGGCATCGATTGATGTCCGCAGTGATAGAAGCAATTCTCGTTTCGTTTTAACTAGAGCCTCTGCGCACTTATGGTCAAAATTTTGTTCATCCATCTTGTAATCAGCCCAAGCCTCACGTTCTTTGATTGAGCCTTTTGCCGATAGATATTCTCTTGCCCAAGTCGATTTATACAATGCTTCTTTTTTTGCAGAATCCATCGCAAGTGTCTCGAATTTTTCTGTTTCTGTTTCAAGTCTGTCGAGCAATCTAAGAAGCTCTTGTTCTATTTCTACTTGACTAATTGGCGATGTTCTCATTATTTATTCCCCTTTACTTCCAGTGGTGTCCAATCTACCTTGTTCAATGCATCCATGTTCTGAGTTGGCCAGTTATATCTTTGTTTCCCTATATGGGCTAGGCCCATCTCCTGAAGTACCCAAGCATCACATTTATCATCTGCTCCCGGGTTGGCCCAAACCTTCCCCGTTCTTGCAGAAATAGATGAAATTACTTCATTTTTTGATGCGTTTCCTTTGCCTGTTGCAAACTTGGCTCTACAGGTTGGAGGGATGACAACATATGGGATTCCTATCTGCCACAACAGCAGTCTGATTACACCGCCAAGTTCACCAATAGAGAAAGCCTGACCGCTACGTGACGCAAATGAGTACCCCTCAATAATCACTGCCTTAGCCTCGTATTTATTGATGAGTGACTCAATCTCTCGTTTCACCAGCCAGAGCCTTTCCGGCCCAGATGAATTAAATGCTATTACCCCAGTCTCGTCGCCGTATGCATACCCAGTTGAGGTTAGGGATAGGTCGAGTCCAAAAAAATCATTTATCACGGGCACATACTAACCTAAAAGCAAAAACCCACCGAACATCTGATGAGCTCGGTGGGTGTTACTCAAAGCGACAGTAACAGCTATGAATCATTGCCGTGGAAAACCACTAGATTCTTGGACCACCACCTTTCTTTCGTGAAGGGTAGATGTCGGCTGGACGAATTAAGGTTAGCACTTAATTTAGACACTAATAAGTGAATAGCTTTTAAATAATGTTTTAAATAAAGCAAAAGACGCAAAAGCCGAGTGAGTCTCCCCACCCGACTTTCGCGCCTATAACGGTCCTAAGAATTACAACGATACACCCGTATTAAATACTGAAAGTGTTAATTATAAAACTATAAAAAATTATCTTTCCCAGCCGTGTTTTGCTAGTCCTAAATCAAAAGCAAGTTGTGGAAAGTTGCCAATCCTGACATGACACGGCCTGCACACAGCAAGAACGTTTTCTTCATCAAGTATCGAGCCGCCTTGTGAGCGACGGACTATTTCATGCACATCTCTACTCATGTGCTGATTGTAGGAAACTTTTTTGTCATGTGCAGCAAATGCCTTGCAAAATCATCTAGCACCTCGCGCATCATCGGTTTACATCACAGTGAATCGACGTCGATATCGTCAAATGTCCATCTGTTATCAAGAGTATCCCACAGCGAGCGGTCTATTGCCGTATCTTCTAGGTCAAAGTCGCGAAGCATTGCTCGATGTCTCGCTATCGCCCTCTTCAGGAATTCAACCTGTTCCCAACCGTCATTTTGCATTTCCTGTCCGGTTGAAATCATTACGGCCACCTCGTCAAGGCGTCTGTCAACATGAAACTTGAATCTCTTTATTCTCGTCGCTTTTGTTTCGTAGTACGAACCAGCTTCTCGGCTTAGCTTTGTCCCAGCCCTGCCAAGAGCCCCATACCTAGCAAGGTCTGATTCCGAATCAGATTCAATATCTTCAATTTGGCGTCTAAGATTTTCAGAGAGCGCCAATAGGGCATCTCTCCATTTCTCCCAGTTTTCTCTCTTCATTAATTCTTTTTTGTGCAGTGGAGAAAGTTTGTTCTTTACCTCTTCCGCCACCATGCGCGCAAAAGCATCATCGTTGATAATCATTTACCTCTCCCTACTTCCAAGCTGGACAAAAAGATTTGTACCCGCACCATCCACACAAAACAGATTTTTTCGCTTCAAAATCACCAGAAACACAACGCTCATCAATACCTGATTTGGTTTCTTGAATTTTCTCAACGACCCTGTTTACGTCTGCTGGAGTGATTTGCATTTCAAACCTAACTCCATCTTTTAGGTACAGGAGTTCTGCTGAAGATTCGTCTGACTCGATACCGATACTTGATAAAAGCTGAGAATAGACAATTAGCTGAAAGAACTTGTCCTCAAGGTCCATCTTTCTTGGCGTCTTCCCAGTTTTGTAGTCACTAATTTTTGGTGCTCCAGTGAACTTGTTTTGTGTCAGTCTGTCGATAAAACCGCGAATCTTTACACCGCCGATTCCTCCGCTAACAAATGATTCAAGGCTGTGTGGATTTATTAGTGCTGGGTCTTCAAGACGCCAAAGATTCTCAACACACCACCATGCCGACCATCTAAACAATTTCAAGTTCTTTTCATCAGTAACAATCTCTTGAACTTGGACAGCCCACTTTGTATCCCACTGCTCTTTAGCAATTATTTTTGCCTGTTGCTGTGTTCTGAACTCCGGTGGTAGTTTGTACATTTCTTCAAGAATGTCGTGAACAAAGTTCCCAAGAAGCGCTTCCTTTCCACTTGGGTCTTTAATGTTGTCAATCTTGCTGTACTTGAATTTCAATGGGCATTGATTAAATGTTGAAATAGAAGATGGTGAAAGGAACTCTGGCGCCTTTAGGCCTGCGCCTGGATTACTTGTTGTCGACATATTTGCCACCAAACTGAAGTCGCAATGCCTCTACTACGAGGGCTTGCAGTTCGTCCAACGTTGCCGTTGTTTTTGTTGGCTTTGGTTTCCCATTGCTATGAGTTGCCCAGAAGTCGTTGAGTTGAGTTTTTTGCTCTTTGCTCAAACCCTTGGTGATATCGACAAACGTTTCCCACTTTTCTTCAAGTTCTGTTTTGGGTGCTGCCTCTACCACCTCTTGTTGGTAGTGACTACCGCTGCCAGACTCAATTGCTTCTTCGACGTCTATCGCGTCCGCAGAACGTGACAGATAAAGACCAACACCAAGTTGTTGTGCAGCTTTCTTGAGTGCGTCAGAAACAGCCATCTTTCTTGAGTTTCCATAATCAAGAGGCTTGCCAGTTGACTTTATGCGCTTAATGGTTGCACCACCCACAGCATGCTTGACTACACGCTTTCCATTTCCAAAATCAACCGTCAAACTGACATGAGCACTAAGTTCATCAACATTTGTTGATACCTCATCGCAGCTGATGATTTCAAACGACCATCCATCAACACCAAGAACTTTGTTCAATCGATTGATTACTTCGCTGACTGGAATGAATTTCAAGTTGACCCCTGAGAGGGTCATTACTTTTTCCATCTCCTCTGGAAATGGTGCATACAACGCCTGCATGATGGCTTGTTCATTATTGATTTGCTGTTCCATAGTTTAGGTTGCTCCTTGTTCTAGTTGTTATTTTGCTTTGCGTACAATAATGCTTGTCTTAAGGTCGCCAACCTCACAGTAGTTATCGGGATTAATCCCAATTTTATTGAGCTCTTTGACTCTCCAGTAAGACGGAGCGCAGTATGTAAGCATTTCAAGCGCAATGTCATATGGGGATTTTGTCACTTCGCCAGTGTCCATGTCAACAGACATCTTTATTAATTTATCCGCAACAGCAGAACCAAGGTCTTTGTGCTTCCAGCCCTTACGTTCGTAAGACGACGTCTTTTCAATTTTCACACCGCTTGAAAGATTTACTTCCTGCT